CCCCACCCATTCGATTTATCGAATAAGTCCCAACGATCGTTTCCGCCACCCTGTCCATAATCCACGGCAGTTCCTTCACCTTCACAGCCGGCAATTCCGTCTCTATGGTCATGGCCGCGACTCCTTCGGGGCTGGGGTGAGATCGACAGGCTTCCACCCGTCAGAGACCTGATCGCCATCGTGCAGGATAGTGATATCGGCCTCGAAGATTAGCCCGCGGCTATGCTGCTTCCTAAGCTCTATCCCGATGACGATGCATTCTGATTGCCTCCATTCGGCTTCGAAGTCTGGGTGGGTCACTCTCACCCTGTCGCCGATGCGAAAACGGTTGAGATCGGGGATCTCGACGAGATGATAGGAGTCTGGGATTTTCGTTTCGCTCATCTCTGTTCTCCATTCCTATTCTCGACCTCCTTGACATAAGCCGCAATTGCCTTCCTCAGCACCGGCTTCGTTATCTTGCCGTCCCATGCCGAGCAGATTTTCCAGGCGGCGAGAAAAGCGCGTTCCTCAGTGGTCATCAGATATCCCTCGTCTTTCTGAACCCGCCGCCGCGGATCTTGGCTTTGGAAGCAGGCCAGATGCCCAAGTGCTTTTTTCGGGTGCGATCGCATTTCGCCTGAATGGACTGCTCATCGGAGGATTTCTCCTGATGCGGCTGTTTCAGGACCGGCTGCAGGTTGCTCTCGCGATGTCCCCCGCCGCGCCATAGGGCGACGATGTGGTCAACCTGCCATTCGTCTCCCGGCATGATCCGGCGCTTCGAAAGCTGGCAGAATCCGTCATATTTGGTAAAGACGCGGAGCTTGACGCGAGGCGGTATCGCCTGGTCGTCGTGCTTGGCCACCCATTCTTCAACCGACCGCATTGGGTACCCCCACGTCTTTGTCGCCAGCGCGGGTGTTCCACATCTTGATAACGTCCATCCCCGGGCGAGGGGTGAAATCGAAACCGCAGCGAATGCAGTCGATCGCATAGGGCTTTCCGCTCCCCGGCCATTCGTAGCTCGGATAAACGCTTTCATCGTCGCCACAGAAGGGACAAGGCTTGATTTCGTTGCTCATGCGGCGCGCTCCACGCTTTCGGGGGTTTTTGTGTAACGGCCGCGAGAATTGCGAACCCTTACTGGCGCACCAGAGAATGCGATGGCCTCCTCAAAGGAGAGCCCGGACTTGTTCATCCTGTCCCTGATTCTCGTGTATGAGGCGCCAACTCTCTCACATGCCTCGGCGAGCGATATCCTCTCGCCGTTAAGGACAACATAGTGGTTGCTCCTAGTATTCCTCGCCTGCTGACTTACTGTTGCCCATCGGCAATTTTCAGGGGAATATCCTGCGTCATTATCTATTCTATCTAGACTGTGACGACTGCTGGGGCGTTCGCCCATATCGTGAAGAAATAGAACAAATCCATGGGTCTCCCCGTTCCCGTTCCTCCACCGATCGCAGACTGTTATGCCCCTATCATAATAGTCTGTCCTTCTCGGATGCCATTCCGAGCATCTCGAAAGCATGTTTTTATAAGTAATGTATTCAGGAATGGGTTTTCCCGAAGCGAACCCGTGCTTTATCGGACCCTGCTTGGCTTTAGTGCATCCACAATTCCAAGCTGAGCCAGTGAAAGACGTTATTTCAGCCGAGCCCCCGCAGTCGCAACGGCAGAGCCAAACCCTTTTATTGTATTTGATTTTTCCAGTGAACTTCAGAACTGTCAGCATCCCAATCTTGGACCCTGTCCTGTCAAGAGTTTTCATGCTGCTCTCCCAGCTTCTTCTGGAACTATGCCAAACTCCAACGCGATGAACTCGATCGCCGAATCCAAGAACCGGCAGAACGTCGGCTCGTCCATGTTCTCGAACGAGATCGAGGACGGAACCTTGATGACGTAGCCGCCCATGATCACGTCATCGGTGTGGCCGGTACGGAGCTTGACGAGCTGGTGGAGGATCTTCTCGTTCGGGCAGCAGTGAGTTGCCTCGACGACGTTGCGGAGGAAGGCCCAATAAAATCTGAGCCTTTCCGGTACGCGACCGGTGCGAAGCTCGACGCGGATGCGCTGGCCGGCGGGGAACTGGCGGATAGTCTCGCGGTCCATTTCCATTTCCCCTACAAGGCGGTCGCCATCGCGGATGACGTAGCAAGGCGGGCTTTCTGATGCCTTCTTCGCCATCTCAGCCGCCCGCCATCGGTTGACGAAGCGCTTCACGATCGGAGACGGAACCGGGGAACGAATCCCCTTCTGCCGGCGGCGGTGCAAATTTCGCCTTCAGCTCGTCCTTCTTGTCGACGAAACGCTTCTTGTTGCCATCGTCGAAACCGAGGATGGTTTTGACGTTATCCTTCCAGAACAATTCGAGGCCACGGCTTGACGATATAGCCTCCATCTCCTGCCAGAGGCTTTCCATCGCTGGGCTTGGAGGAACCGGAGCGGCGGCTGGCTGCTTCTGAGGGGCAGGGCGAGGGCTACGGACAAGCGACCACGGATCGACCGACCAGCTTTTCCAGTGCTTTTTGCCGTTGGACTCGTACGTCTCGCAGGGAACCCACGGTGTTACGATGCTGTAGAGGTAACGACCGATCCCCCACTTGACGGCGGCGCGTTTGAGTGCGTCGGAAATGGCGCCCTTTTCGGCCTCAACGTCACTGTCGCCGGCGCCGTCAGCCTTCGTCACCCATTCGCCATCGATGCGGATCGATAGATAGCAGATCGTGCGGGTGCCGTGGAACTCGTAACGATCCTGCCAGTTCTCGGAGCCGCACACGTCGTCAAGGCGGTCCATCACGTCGCGTGCGTCGATGTAGGCAAGCGCCATGGCTTTGGTGCCGTCCTTCGTCATCGACTGCGCGCGCCAGCTGATCGCGTCCTTGGGGAACTCGGCAAACAACTGCTTCAATTCTTCGGTGTTAGGCATCACAGCGTCCTTTCCTCGATGATTTCGAAACCGGCGATCGACCGGACGCCACCACGAACGGCCTTGTCGGCCTGATCCTGAATCCAAGTCATCAGTTCTTCGTTGCGATCGAGCCAAACCCATTTCGCGGCAAGCTGGCGGTCAACCATGGCGGCGCGGTAGACGGTACGGAGCCCGGTGGCGCGTCCTTCGCCTTTTGCATGGGCTCTGGCCTTCTCAGCTTGGTTTGCCGCTGCATCGGCCTGCTTGGCTTCCTGAACGAGCCGTTCGGCGTCTTCGGCCTGTTGCAGGTTGGCGGCGTCACGCTGGCGCATGGCCTCCTGAGCTTCACGCTGCTTGCGCTCGGCTTCCTCGCGGGCGATGCGGGCCGCTTCCTGCTGCTGTCGGTCCAGTTCGAGCAGGTATGGCTTCAGAGCCTTGTTGCAGGCTTCCTCGGCTTTGAGGGCAATACCGGTTACGGACTTGTTGTTGCCGATCAGTTCGTTGTAGCGGGCCTGAATTTCGTCGATCGCCTGCTTATGCGGAGCACCTTCGATAACCCGCTGCGTCTCGGCGGCCTTGATGGCGTCCTTGATGCGGGCCTTGAGCGTGTTCAGTGCGTCGGCCTGCTCCTGCGTCTCGACCGGCGTTCCGTCCAACCAGAGCTTTGCCTCGTCGTAGAGATCGAGGATGTTGATCTTGACGGCGTCGAAGGCTGTAAGCTCTGCCGGCGGGTTGTTTGCGCCGATGACAGCGCGAGGATTTTCAGATAGGGTATCCATCAGGCGGCCTCATGATGTTCGGTTTCGAAGATGAAGGCTCGGCTGGCATAGAATGCGGAATCCGCGTCTCGCTGCTCAGCCCATTTCAAAAGCAATTTCCTTCGCTCAGGACGGGACATGCGGGCCTCGCGTCGATAATCCCGAGCATCCTTCTTCGCCTTCAGAGCAAGCGCGCGATACTCAGCGGGAGACATTGGAACTCTCCTGGTTAACGAGATCGGTGAATTTCAGCGTGGGCTCCGACAGCATGAAGCCGAAGAACACAGCCGCTCCAATCCAGATCAGGACAATGGCCTTTCCAGCGGCGTCATGGAGGCGGGCGCGGTTTGCAAGCTCTGCCTGGATCTTGGCGTTTGAAGCGGCAACGCGGGCTTGGATATCGCTCATTGACCAGCATCCTCCATCTCAACCTTGACGCCAGCCTTCGCCAGCGCAGCGTCGATGATCGAAAGAGTGCCGTGTCCAGTGTCCACGATGCCGCGCATGCTCTGGAGGATAGAGATCTGGGTGCGGGCTTCCTGAAGGGCTTCGATGAGCGTAGGAGCAGCGGCGATCAGGCGAGCATCAGCCATGCCGAGGCCAGTTCTTGTGTCGTAACCAACACAAGCGATCGTCTCGTCTTGCTTCTTCGCCTCGTCGTATCGAGCGATGCCGTGGAATACTTGACGATCCATCTTGATGCGGACGCCAGAAACGAACCATGGGCCGGGAGTGTGTGCGCTCACATTCTTTACTCCGCTGCAATTTGTTGAAGGGTGGCGGCATAAAAGCGCTCAAGCCTCGCCGCAGCACTGTGGCCGGTGAACCGCTTGGAAACCTCGATGCTGGCGTCAAACCCACGGGATTCGAGCTTCGCGTAATCCAGAGCCGCGTCGATCACATCGAAGTAATCGAGAGCGTCCTCGCGGTTCGAGGAAAGGTCTGGCTCTCCGCGATTGTCAAAGCCTTGGAAGTAGCCTACAGCGCCGTTACGGTACAAAACTTCAATTCGCCATGTGCTTTCGAATGCCATCGTCGTCGTCCTCAATTGGTGCTTTGAATGGCCCCGGAGGACCGTGGCGGAGGTCAGGCCGGACGAACCGGTGCATCGATGGTCGCGCTGCCGGTTCCGGCCTTCTTGATCTCCTGATCGCCAAGGCTGTTGACCTTGAAGACGCCAGAGACGAGTTCGTTGATGGTCTCGTGCAGGCTGTTGCGGAGCTGATCCTTGAGAGCGCCGCCGACATTGACGACGTGCTGCTTCATCTGGCCGTTGAAATCTTCGGCGACCATTTTCGACATCACCCATTCGGCGCGGGTAAGATCCTTTTCGGAAGCGTAGGAAGACTTGGCCCCCTTGCTATCGACCCGCTCGTTCCAGTAGCCGCCGATGAGCTTTTCCAGCTCTTTGCGGATCGTCGTCGGTGCGCCTTCTTTCTCACCCCACGAAGAGACGCGTGTATATTCGCGGTCGAAGCCGTCCTTGATTGCTGCATCGATTGCAGCGCTGATCTGAGCGTCTGCGCTGTCCTTGAAGAGCTGCGAAATGCGCGCATCCACAGCTTTACGAACGCGGCTGAAAAGCTCTTCCTCGCCGATGATCCTGTCGGACACCTCAGCGACAATCGCTGCCTCGATACGCTCTTGATTGAGTTCCATCGTCTCACTCCGGTTTCCAGATGATCCGCAGTGGCGGGTCTGGGTTGGTTGGTGGTTATTCTTTGGCCTGTGGCGCAATAGTCGCCAAGACCGATTGGAACACCGGATGAACGTGGCTATTGCCGGTGGGGGTCAGCTGTTTATCGGCGCTTGAGATGGCCTCGCGGACGCGGCTCAGAAGCTTCATTTCCTTGTTCGGAATGAACCCGTCTTGGTCACAATCGGCGTCGGCGCGATTGTCGAAGTATTCCTCACATTCGTGCAGAACTTCGATGAGGTCGGCGGACACGTCCGGCATGCCATCGATCATGTGGCGCACCATCGCGTCAGCCTGAACGGCGTCGAGCAGGTTTGTCCCGGACGGTTCGTGCTTCATCGGGAACGGGGTGTTCTCGTTGAAATCGCGCTTGAACGTGATGCCGCCATCTGGATTGAATGTCTCCGGCAGCTTCCATGCGAGGAAGCGGTTCACCATGTGCTTGATCTGCTCGCTGTTCATAGTCTCATCCCTTGCGTTGTTCGATCTGCTTGAATGGCCCCGGAGGACCGTGGCGGAGGTCAGGCGGTGGGAGAGAGGGCGGATCGCTGCTGTGACAGATCGACCAGCGTATTGTGGAACTGCTGAGCCTCTTTCAGATCAGGGAAAGTCACTGTGACTTCAGGCTTTTCCCTGTATGTCTCAAGCAGCATGAAGCCGCTAAGGGTGAAGAGACGATCGGCATAGTCCGCCACCGCCATGTGTTCGACGGGGAGATTATCCAGAGCCTCTTCGAGGATCGACAGCGCATCGTTTCGCCCATCTTGATACCCGCCGTGGTAATCGTCACTGCCAGCAGGATGGGTCTTCAGCTTTTTGATCTCAGCTACGACTTGTTCCAGTGTCATCGTCTCACTCCGGTTTCCAGATGATCCGCAGTGGCGGGTCTGGGTTTCGATCATTTTCGATATCC